TTAGTTCATGCTGATTGTAGACACCTATGGAAATCATACATGGGTTGTAGTGCATTCAAATCCTTCATGAAGAGATACAAGTGTTCAGCTAGAGATGTTCTTAATAAACCTATCAGGGTGCTAAGGGCTTACAGAAAGTATTCATCTGGTAAATGGTATACTGTTATGGAAGCTCTTGTTGGAAATCTGTATGCCACAATTAAAACTACAAGTAAGTATTTAGCAGTAGCTCTAAATGCTGTACTTCCATTTGATACATATATTATAGCTACTCAAAGAGGTTATAGATTTAATACAATTGTAATATGAATTGGACAAAAGGTAACACAGAATGGCTGAAGTCTGTAGAGTGTGTAAACACTAAGAAGGGTATTTACTATGTAAATATGGCTCCTACTGAATACCACAGTGAGGATGAAGAATCCTCTAATGTGAGGTATGTTAACTTCAGGATTGACCACCTTCCTTCAACTAAGGAACTTAAAGACATGCTAGTCTCAGTTCAGAATGACTATGACTCAAGTGATGAGGTCAAGGGTTTCTATGTTGGTGGTAGTATTGTATGGCTTGATAAGTCTACCAGACTTGGTCTAATCAACAGTCTTACTATACAGAAGGAAGAGGGCAATACAGAAAGTACTCTATGGCTTGATGGAGTGTCTTACACAGTAAACATTGATGCTGCTCTACAGTTCTTGAAGACCCTTGAACTCTATGCTATTGAGTGCTATAATGTAACTCAACAGCACCTAGCAGAGATTGAGGCTCTAACAGACAAAGATGCAATTTTGACTTATGATGTAACTAAGGGATACCCAGACAGAATATCCTTTAGCTGAGAGGGAAGAGGCTCTAGTTTCTAGGGCCTCTTTAGTTTTTGAATTATACTAATATAACTAATTTCCCTATACACTTGCAAATCTCGCATTTTTTACTTAATTTTGCAGCCAAAAAGATAGTTATGAAAAATTTACTCATAGTAATAATTCTCTTTCTATGCGTGTCCTGTGCTTCTACAAAGTATGTAGAGGTGCCTATTGAAACTATTAAGACGGAGTATGTCAATAAGGTTGACTACAAAACTGATAGTATCTTCATCAGGGATAGCATAGACAGATATATCAAGGGAGATACAGTCTTCATAGAGAAGTACAAAACTACATACAAGTACAAAGATAGAGTTCTTACTGATACTATAGTTAAGACTGATTCTATTCAGGTCCCAGTATACATAGAGAAGACAAAAGAAGTCAATAAGATTAAAGGCTATCAATACTTTCTAATGTACTCTGGAGTAACTCTCTTCTTGTTAATTGCGTACATAATTTACAGGTATATAAGAAAGAACCTAGACAAGATTAAAAAACTATTTAGTTAGCAGTGATTATAATGACTACGACAATAGTCTCAGCAATTTCAACTACAGCTATAGTGATGTTAATGCTAATCTAGGGTTGCTCTAATCTCTTCCAGGCTTCGGCTTGGAAGACAACAGAAACCAATTAAAACTTACTATATGAATGAAATCCTAATAACAGGAGGAATAGGTGTTATCTCTACTATAGTCAGTGGCTGGGCCAGCTGGGTATTTGCTAGGAAGAAATACTACAGTGAGGTTGACCACAATCTAATAGAGAACATGGAAAACTCCCTTGAGTTCTATAAGAAACTCTCTGATGATAACAGAGCCAGACTTGAAGAGATGGCTGAGAGAAACAAAGCACTAGAAGGTGAGTTACAAGAACTGAGGAAGCAGGTACTTAATCTTACAATGAATATTTGTTTGGACCTTACCTGTGCTCACAGAGTTAGAGAAAGACAAATTATAACTAGAAAGAACAATGGGAAAAGTAAAGATAGGCTCGATGAAACACAAGATTCTAGTAGAGGGTGATGCCAATCTACTAGAACCTAATGAAATACTAATAGCTAAATCAGAAGGATACACAGTACTCAGAGAAAGGCTTACAGATGGTTCTATCAAAACCTCTGTAGTAGTACCTCTTGAGGAGTTTGTATCTAAGACTAAAGATGAGAAAGATAACTGAAATCATAGTACATTGCAGTGCTACTCCTGAAGGTAAAGACTACACAGTAGCTGATATTGACAAGTGGCATAAAGCAAGAGGCTTTAAATGTATAGGTTACCATTATGTAGTATACAGAGATGGTACTTATCACAGAGGTAGACAGGATTCAGAAGTAGGTGCTCATTGCACAGGACACAATTCCAATTCAATTGGAATCTGCTATATTGGAGGTGTAGCAAAGGATGGTAAGACTCCTAAAGATACAAGGACAGAAGCTCAAAAGAAAACACTAATATCTCTTCTTAGAACTATGAAGGCTAGATACCCTAATGCTAAAATTTATGGTCATAGAGACTTCGCTAATAAGGCTTGTCCATCCTTTGATGCTACTACAGAATACAAGGATATTTAACTCTTAAACTTATATAGTATGGCTAGGAAAGTTAAAAGACCTAAACCTATGTCACCTAAAGCAGGTGTAAACCCTGGACATAAGTATGGATGTGGAGGAAAGGTTAAGAAATAAATCTCTCCATAAACTGTTGATATTAGCTATTAAGTACACTCCACTAGTTATTGCATTGTGTTATATGTTAAACACGCTATTTGCTTGGATGGGGTTCTACTTTGAACCCCTCAGCAACATAGCAGGCATGTCATTAATTACATGGGTATTTACTTACTTAGCTACTATAGCATTCAAATTCTGTGTGTATCATAGAATGTTTCTATGGTACATTCTAGCAGATGATATGCTTAATATTATTGACTACTATTGGTCATTGCCAATAACAGATAGTCAAATTTTGAGACTCCATAATGGTATTATAGGTTTATTGTTATTTGCATTGCTAATAGTATATGTTAAGAGTAATAAGGGAGAGGCTCCTTCAGATAATAAATGATATTGACGCAGGCAATAGTCATATCACAGAGGAGGAAGCAATTGAGTTGGCTAAAGTAATTCAATCATATACTGACAAGACTCAGAAGCTTAGTAAGTATAAAGCTTGTCAATACCTTAATGTAAGCAGGGCTACCTTTGATAACTATGTTAGAGAAGGACTACTACCAAGAGGTAAGAAAGAGATTGGATTCAAGGAGTTATTCTGGGTTGAAAAAGACCTAGAAGAATTTAAGAGGAAGAGTAGATGTTGACAGAAAGAAAATTTAGAGTTCCTATATATGACTTCAAGGTAATAGTCACAGTCTTTGATGATTATACTGAGGCTAGGAACAAGTTCCCTCATGCACTTGTAAGTAGTGCTTATGGGTGTACAATGGAATACATTGACTGTGGTAAATGCCACATACTCATACCATCAAGTGGTATGTCAACTGTAGTTCATGAGCTTGAGCATGTAAAGAACCTAATATGGAAGTTCACAGGTTATCAATCTCAAGCAGGCAATGATGAACCTGATGCCTATTTAATGGGCTATCTTTATGAACAGGTTGAGAAAATACTGAATATACACAAGAAGTTAGCATCTAGATGCTAAGTTTAAAATTCATAACACCCATAGGGTCAATACCTTATGGGTGTTTTTTTGTACCCTTAGCATTGTTAGGCCCCATGGGATTTTATACATACCTTTGCATCCGTAAGCTTACAAAATAAACCTAATTAAAAACACACAATTAACTTCATTACTATGAGAATTATAGAAGAAGATGATACTGTAGTTAGAGAAGAAAAGAAGGAGTATGCCTCTAGGGGTGTTGGTAATGCAGGCCTCACACTGGGTAAACTTTAATTATGCTCAGTATAAACTCCCTTAATTGCTGGGAACTCCTAATAGGACAATCAGCAGCTAAGACTTAATTTTTCATTTATACTCTTGCAAGTTCCAATAATACCTAGTATATTTGTAAAAAATAAATTAGGTATGGTAGGAACAATTTACAGATTTGAATCCCCTTCTGGTAAGTCCTATATTGGACAAACAGTAGATGCTAGAAGAAGAAAAGCAGAATTTACTAATTTTGATGGTAAATACTCTGGTAAAAAGTTTGATAATGCTAGAAGAAAATACGGACCTGACTCTTTCAAGTATGAAGTATTAATTCAACTCTATAATATAGATAGAGAAGAATTAAGAAGACAGCTTGATGAAATGGAAATATACTTTATTAAGAAGTATGATTCGTATCACAATGGTTATAATATGACTGAGGGAGGTTCTGGTTCTAAAGGCTGTTTTCAAACTGAGGAAAGTAGAAAGAAGATTAGCTTAAAAGCAATTGGAAAACCTGGTACTTTCAAAGGTAAACATCACTCAGAAGAAACTAAAAAGCTTCTTAGTGAATATGCTAAAACAAGAATAGGAAGTAAGAATCCTTTCTATGGTAAGAAATGTCCTGAAAGTACAAAGGAAGCTTTGAGAAAAGCTAATGGGATACCAGTTATACAGCTTGATTTAGAAGGAAACTTTATTAAAGAATTTCCTACAGCTAGAGATGCTGCCAATAGCTTTGGTAAGCCTAGAGCTAATTCTGATATAATTAAAGTCTGTAAGAATTATGTGTCTCCCTCAGGAAAACATTATAAAACTGCACTGGGTTATAAATGGAAATATAAGGAAAGTTCAACGACTATTCCGAAAGGAAGTACATTACAAGCTAATGGTAATGGAAATGGGGAGTACTCAATAGAGTAAAGATATAGTCTCAACAATATAGTAATATATTGAAGTTCATAAGAGAACTGCATAGAACTTGCGACTCTATGTGAAGATAATGATAATCGGTACTGCACTTGGTGCTTATGCTCTTAGTGGTAGAAACAATGGTTGGAACCTATTTGGCAGCAATGCCTCTATGCCTGAGAATGTAAATATCCTAGCTTCAGGTCTTGGTGCTGCTAATGGTACTAATGCTCCTACTGCTTTCCAAGCTTGGGAACAAGGATGTGACAATTACCTAAAGGCTACTACTAACTTCTATGAAGGTATGCTATCTGAACAGGAGCAAAGATTTAGTGACAGACAGACTCTAGATAGTCAACTATTCAGTGTTTGGAAGTCTCAAGTAGATGGTGACTTTGGTCTATATCAAAGCCAAAGAAATGGTTTTGATGGTCTAAACAAGAAGCTCAATGAAAGTGCTTTTGCCCTTTACAAGAGTCAGAGAGATGGATTTGATGCTCTCTCAGGTAGAATATCTCAACTCGAAACTAAGCAGGCTGTAGCTGATGCAGTAGAGCCTTGGAGAGCTAAGGTTCTTGATATGCAGATTAACTGCGTAAATAATGCTGCACAGAGTGGTATTGCTCTAGAAGCTGAGAGAAGGTGCTGCAATGATGGTAAGATTGTCAACTATGCAAATAGCACATTCTATCCTATTGCTGTAGCTAATGTGACTACTGGTACTACTACAACTCTGAGAAATCTATTCAACCCACTTCAGGGTGGATGTTCTTGCAGCTGTGGTTCAACAGTACAACCTAACATCTAAACATAGGGGAGTGTAATGCTCCCCTATTAATACCAAGTTTTTATGTATCCAGTTAATCAAGTAATACTAGGTAATACAGACCCCCTTGCAACTAGTCTTGATAATATTGATGCTCAAATGCAGATGTATCAAGCTAAACTGCAACAACTAAAAGCTGTACAACAAGCTCAGTCTGTAAAACTAATATGGGATGATGTTGATGCTGAAATAAAGCCAATGTCTAAAGAACAAAGGGAGAGACTCTTTCAGGATAATGACTACTTAGAGAATTACAATGAGATTCAAGAGATGGTTCAAGCAGAGATACTTAATCTAGTTAAGCCAAGAATTGAAAACACTGAAAGAGGAAAGGAGCTCTTGAGTAACCAACTGAAGATAGTTAAGAAGCTCAAGACTAAAATTATCAATGATACTAACAGAGAGATGGAGTTGTTTGTTAGATTCAAGGAATATACCAAGCAACATCCTAATGCTACTTATGAGGAATTTCTAAAAACTAATGTATAATGGTAACTATTGAACAGTTGGATATTAAATTAAAAGAGTATATTCTAGGTCAGGTTGATAGTCTTGCAAAAGACACACCTATAGTCAGCTTTATCAAACCTATTATAACAAGAGTAGTTGACAAGAACTTTACTAAAGTCAAGAGTTTTATGAACCTTATTGCTGATGAAGATGGTAAGGTTGATGTAGAGAGTATACTTACAGAGATGACTGAATCAGTCATGAAGACAAAGTCCTTCACTTTTAATACTGGGCTATTGGGTGATATGGAAATTGGAGATGGAATGATTAAGTTGAAGATACCCATGATAAATAAAAGCTTGGTGTTTAATTCAGAAGACCTTGATGGTCTGAAAGAAGCATTAACATCTAAATCATAAATACTATGTCTAAGATTTATACAATTACTAAGGATGCAGCACATAGCACTCAAGGAAGTGATGTAGATGCACTCATTGAAAAGGCTTTTGAAGAAGGCTGTGAACATGGCTATAAGAAAGCTATGAAGGAGATGGAAGCCTATAATGAGAAAGGTGGTAGGATTGGCAGGATGCATTTCAAAGAGGGCTTTGAGGAAAAGATTGAAAAGCTGAAAGAAAAATATAAGTAACCATGGGTGTTCAGCATTTCAAGATGGATAAGTATGACTGGAGTATCAGTATTTACTATACAGTAAATGATGCTCAGAAGTCAGAGATTATAGAAGACCTCAAGAGTGTAGGCTGTAGTGGTGATACTCTTAACTCTATAATCAAGAACCTTGATAAGGCCCAATTGGATACAGGCTTTGCATACTCAAATTATGAGTATAAATGGTCAATTCTAGTAATCCATAAAGCATCAAGTGTAGGTGAGTTCATCAATACTTTTGAGCATGAGAAGAGCCATTTGCAGATGCATCTGTGTGAGGCTTTAGATATTAATCCTTATTCAGAAGAAGCTGCACATATGAGTGGTGACCTATCTCAAACAGTACTTGAAGAAGCTTTGTACTCTATAGTAGAGTTATAACTGCTAAAATAGGGAAGATACAACCGTGTCTTCCCTATTCTTGTATAATGATAGTACTATACTTTCTATTAGTAAAATATTAAACCCCTTTCATATGTTATGCATAATTGCTACCTTTGCACAGAAGTTTAAATAAAAGAGGAAAGTATGGATGAATTATCTTTAGATAACATACTGAGTGAAGACCAAATCAATGGTCTTTTCTCTAATGAAGAAATACAGGAGACTGAAGAACCTAAGCATAATCCTGAAGAGGAGGAAGGTAAGAAAAAGGACGGTTCTCCTGAAGAAGAAACAATTGAAACTACTGAGGCTAATCTTGGTGAACTATTTGGTTCAGAAGAGAAGCCAGAGGGCGTAGGTAGTGAAGAAGAAACAAAGGAAAAGAAGGATACCACTTCTACGGGTGGTTCCTCTTCCAACTTCTACTCTTCCATTGCCAATGCTCTTGTAGAAGATGGTATCCTTCAAAACCTTGATGAAAAAGAACTTGCTAAGATTCAAACTGCTGAGGACTTTGCTGAGGCTATCTCCAATCAAATCAAGAATCAACTTGATGAGAAACAAAAGAGAGTTAGTGAAGCACTTGACCTTGGTATAGAGCCTACAGAGATTCAGAAGTATGAGAGGTATATCAGTATCCTTGATGGTGTTACTGAGAAGGGCCTAACTTCTGAAGGTGAAGAGGGAGAGAATCTTAGAAAGAACCTTATATATCAAGATTGTCTTAACAAGGGTTACTCAAAGGAAAGAGCATTGAAGATGGTAGACAAGTCTATTAAGGCTGGTACTGACATTGAAGATGCAAGAGAGGCTCTAAATGACAATAAGGAATTCTATAAGAAGCAATACAACTCTATGCTTGATGAAGCTAGAGAGGCAGAGAAAGAAGAGCAGAAGAAGTTCAAGCAGCAAGCTGATGAATTAAGAAACTCTATCCTTGAAGAGGATACAGCTTTTGGTGATGTCAAGATTGACAAGAACACAAGGCAAAGAGTTTATGACAGCATTATGAAGCCTATCTATACTGACCCTGAGTCAGGAGAAAAGCTTACAGCAGTTCAAAAGTATGAGCTTGAACATAGGACTGACTTCTTGAAGAATGTAGGTCTGTTGTTTGTTCTCACTGATGGATTTAAGAACATAGACAGACTTGTTACTGATAAAGTAAAAAAGGAGACAAAGAAAAGTCTCAGAAACCTTGAACACACTCTAAGTGGAGGTGGTAGTGGTTTCAGAGGTGGCAATCTGTCATTTGCTAATAATAGTGGTGACACTGACCCTGAGTCTCTATTCAAAGGCTGGAAACTAAGTGTTTAATGTTTTATATAAATACAATTTATGGCAGGACAACTGAATAAATTTCAGACAGTTGGCTTCCAAGGTTGGGCACCTACTATCAGCAAGCTAAACCACATTTATTCTAATCCTGTATTTAGACAGGAGCCTCAAAAGGTATCGAATCTAATGGTTGAGCTCTTTGCTGCTAAAAGAGGTGCTTCTCTGGATTCACTTCTGTCTGGTCTGACTGTTAAGGAGTTTGAGAATGATGACAGATACTATTGGGATGTAGTAGGTTCTGTTAGAAGAAACATTCCTCTTCTAGAGGCTAGAACTCTTGAAGGCAATGTAGTAGCTTCGGATGATACAGTAGGAGCAGGTACTGAACCTTTCTACCTAGTATTTGGAGAGCACTACTTCTTCGATGGTGAAGTAATCTTTGGTAACCTTAACCAAGTATATCCATTTAGAATTCTTGGTGATGCTAGAGTTGAAGGAACTCACTACATCTATAAGGTAGAACTTATGGGTGGTAACACTACTGGTGTTCCTGGTGAAAGACTTCAAGCTGGTGAAAGGTTCTCTGTAGGTTTTGCACCTGTAGAAAGGGAGCTATCAAGAAGTGTTGGTGGTGTTAGATTTAACTCACCTGTATCTATGAGCAATGAGTGGACTACTCTTAGAATCAAGCATAAAGTATCTGGTGCCCTTCTTAACAAGAAGGTTGCAGTAGGTGTTCCTATGGAATCTGCTGATGGTACTAAGCATACCACTACTAACCTATGGATGCACAATGAGGACTATGTACTTGAAAAGCAGTGGCAAGACTACAAGAACATTGCTATGGCTTGGGGTACTTCTAACCAAAATGCTAATGGTGAATATCTGAACTTCGGTAAGTCAGGTGAAGCTATTAGAATGGGCGATGGTCTTTATGCTCAACTTGAAGTAGCTAACACTACATATTACAATGACTTCAGCCTCAAGCTTATTGAGGATGCTCTATATGACCTATGTTACAATAGACCTGATGTAGAGAACAGAACCATTGTAATCAGAACTGGTATGAAGGGTGCTGAGCAATTTAGCAAGGCAGTAAATGATACTATCTCTGGATGGACTAATCTTACTATCAATGCTGATAACCTTGGCATGATTAGAAAGACCTCAGGATGGCATCCTAATTCACTGGCTGCTGGTTATCAGTTCACTGAATACAGAACTGCAAGTGGTCTTAACATTAAGGTTGAGATTGACAAGTTCTATGATGACCCTGTAAACAACAAGATTCAACACAGTCTTGGTGGACCTGCAAGTTCATATAGATATGATATTCTTGACCTTGGTTCTTCTAATGAGCCTAACATCTTTAAGTGTAAGCTCAAGGGACAGGATGAAATCAGAAGCATCCAACCTGGTATTAGAGACCCATGGACAGGTAAGACTAATGTAGACTATGCTTCTAATGACGAAGATGCATCAACCATCCACAAGATGACTACATTTGGTATCTGTGTTCTTGACCCAACTAGAACAATGTCTATTATCCCTGCTATCCTGCAAGGATAAACAATTTCAACATAAAA